AAAATTTAAATCTAAAAAATCATTTGCAGGATTTAATTTCTAATGAGTGATATACAAGTATATGATCAATTTTTAAACGAAGATGATTTTAAAAACTTAGATAGAATATTTTGTCAAGATGTAGCCACTTGGCATTATAATGATCATGCTGTTTATCCACATGATATGGAACCAGATACTGATTATAATTTTCAGTTTACGCATTCAATATACAGAGATTGTCAATTTGTATCTGAACACCATCAACTAGTATATCCAATACTTACTAATTTGGATGTTAAAGTTATACTTAGAATGAAATTTAATTTGGGTGTAAGAACTCCTGAAATTTTTGAAAGACCATTTCATAAAGATTATCATGATGTTCTTCCTGAAAATGTTCCATATAAGGTTGCTATATTCTATCTTAATACAAATAATGGATATACTTTATTTGAAAGTGGGGATAAGGTAGAATCTGTTGCTAATAGAATAGTTATATTTGATGGTAAATTAAAGCATTGTGGTACTACATGTACTGACAGTAAGACTAGAGTTGTTTTGAATATCAATTACATTTGACAAATATGGATCCTAATACTATAATAATGGCAGATTCACCTTATAATGATGGGTGGACACAACAATATTACAAGGATAAAATGGATAGGCAAGTAGACACCCAAAAATATCTTGAATTTGTAGATGGAGTTACATCTCAAGAATCAAAGGATTATATCTCATTTAATTCTAGATGCTTTCAGATACAATCAGTAGAAAGTGGTGATGGACTTCCTGTTCATCGTTTATTAACTGCTGCTCTTGGTATGTGTGCTGAGTCTGGTGAGTTTACTGAGATAGTAAAGAAGATTGTATTTCAAGGCAAGCCAGTTAATGCTGATAATTTATATCATATGAAGAGAGAACTTGGAGATATTATGTGGTACGTTGCTCAAGCGTGTATGACACTTGATACTACAATCGATGAAATAATTGAAATGAATGTAGAAAAGTTAGAAAAAAGATATCCTGGTGGTGAATTTGATGTACATTATTCGGAGAATAGAAAGGATGGTGACGTATAAAGAAAACATTAAATCCATAATTAGTTGTGAAAACCGCTATCTTGTGGTTCAGTGGACTGGGATATAGAAGTCAAACTGCACGAACTAGAAATGAGTGTAATCATTTATCAAGAACATTGTGATTGGCTTGAAAAAGAGAATGATGAATTGAAACAGCAAGTTCTCTTTTTAAAAGAGCAACTTGAATATAAGACTATGGGAAAACCAGATAATGATGAATTCTAATATTGTTCCTTTATTTTCGACTCCCATTTATCAGGGGTCTATTGGTAATTATGATGAAGTACAAGATGAATTGGATACTTGTATAAAGGATATTAATTTTGGTATGCGTGATGGTTGGAGTTCAACTCATTATCTTTCTGATCCATTCTTTCAATCTAATTTAATAATTGAAAGTAAATTAGATTTATTTAATTCTGAGATTGATAAGCATATAAAAGAATATTGTAGATTATTGAATCTACCAGATGGTGCAAATGGTTCTTGGCAATATGGATATTCAATAATATCATCATGGTTTGCTCTTTTTAAAAAGGGTAACTATGCCCATGTTCATAATCATGGTGATTGTGATATTGCTGGAGTTTATTATTTTAGAAAATCTGAGGATGATGGATCCTTCTTTTTTACATCTCCAGTACCAGCTCAAGATTCTTCTTGCTTTAGATCTGGTAGAGTAGTAATCAGTCCTAATCAGGGTGATATATTATTGTTTCCAGGTTGGTTAAATCATGGTGTTGAAACCAATGATACTGATGAAGATCGGTGTAGTATATCCTTTAATATTAGTTTTGAGAGAGATAGTAATAATAAAAAACCATTAATATCAATTCGTTAGAAATAAATATTTAAAAAAGTCTGATGGCTGCTACTAAGGGTGTAGATAATTGGAATAAAAATTGGAGATCTTTAGGGAATATTCCAACTGTTGTTAAGAACAATAGTTCCGTATTGTATGAGCAAGATGGAACTAAATCTAGTACTGTAGCATCAAGCGGTACTAGTGTGATTTATATGGATTCTTTATCTGGTACTTTTAAGAGAGATACAGGTCGCACAAAATATGTTGCTATAAGTGGTATAGGAACAACTCCTCTTTTTACAAATATTGATAATTTAATAAAACCTAAATCGTTAGGAGCAGTAAATTTATCACCACAATCATTTGGATTAGGTGGTACTACACAAAATATAACAAGTTATGTTACATCTTTAATTGATTCTATTAACACTAGACCTGATTTAAAGGGTGAACTTAGAGAATATTTGTTAGAATTGGTTGATTATGCTAATACAGGAAGTCAGGCAATTGTTGGATATGATTTATCCACTTTAGGTATGAATTCTATTATTAGTCAGTTTGGTGAAACTATAGGTCCAATTTATTGTATTAGAAGAGGTCTTAGTCGTTTTAATTTAGGAGTTAATAATGGAACTTTGATTTATATGCCAACTTCTGCTACAGAACCTTTACTTGATTATATGTTAATATCTAATGCTAGAAGAATAAAAATATCGGCAAAGGCAGTGGGTAATTCAAATACATTGAAAATGAATTCTTTAGTTCCTCCAATATTAAATGATGATAGACTTAGAGGTAAATATATTAGTGATACTCATTTTAATGTTATGAGAACTATTCATGAAAATACTATGATAAGTGGACCAATTAGAGCTTGTGCGTATGTTGGAATTATTAGTGGGCAGCAAGCATCATCTATTGCTGGAGAACCTTATAGTTTAAATAATAATCAGTTAGATATGTTTGATGCTTTGATAAATCAAAATGCCTATCTCAGAGGTTTAAGATTAACAAATAGTACTATATCTACTAAACATATATCTTTTGTATGTGAAAAGATGTTAATAAATTATTCTAAACAAACTAAAAATTCTAATAGATTTACTGAAATAGTTAAAGATGTATTAATGAATGAGATATACTTTGCTAAATTTGGTATAGATAATGGTATTCCAAATTTTAATGTACAAGCAACTACAGGAGTTAATGGAATTAGTAATTTAGTTTTTAGAACTAAAAATGGTTATATGTCAAAGTCTGATAAATTAGGGTTTAAATTATGAATAACTTTATAGATCAACTCATTGTTGAGTTTAAAAAGATGAAACATATTCGTGGTAATTTGTTTGAAAATTTTCTTACTTTTTCCCATTTATATTTGACAGGTGTTGAAGATGATAAATATAAGGTAAAGAAGAATCAAATATTAGAATATATTGTTGTTAATAAACAATCTATTAAACTGAGATTAATACAGAACTGATGAAATCCTTTTTACAATTTTTAACTGAAACCAGTGCTTCTCAACAAGCAGCTAGACTTGGGTTGGAAGGTGATGGACACGGTGGATGGTATGATAGATCTACTGGAGAGTTTATTGCTAAAACTGAAAAGGGTACATTAAAGTTTTATAATAAGAGACAGAAAATTGGAATGAGAGATCCTGCTCAGTCTGAGCAAGAGAAAAATTATTCAAATCCAAATACTCAAGTTCCACCTGAAGGTCAACAGCAACAGCAACAACAAGTACCTCAAGATCAACAACAAGTACCTCAAGATCAACAACAAGCACAACCTACTCCAGAGGAAATAGCAGCACAAGAAGAACAAGCTGCAGCAGAACAAGAGCAAGCTATTAAGGATAATCTTCAGAGTCCAGATTTAGCAGCAGGTCCTCCACCAGTTCCAAAAACTAAAGGAACTTTAACTATTGGTTTTGGTAGGTTTAATCCACCACATGCTGGACATGGACAGTTGATGGATCTTGCTGCTGAATCAGCAATGGAAACAGAAGGAGATTATATAATTGTTCCTTCTCGTACAAACGATCCTAAAAAGAATCCATTAGAGGCTGATTTAAAAGTATCTACTATGAGGAGTATGTTCCCAGATCATGCTGAAAGAATTATAAATGATGCTCAGAATAATACAATTTTTGATGTATTGAAAAAAGCTCATAATGATGGATATGCTAATGTAAGATTAATTGGTGGAGAAGATAGAGTAAAACAGTTTGATAAACTATCTCAAAATTATAATGGACAATTATATCAGTTTGATGGTTTAGAAACTATATCTTCTGGGCAAAGAGATGAGGATAAGGAAGGTTTAGAAGGTTATTCTGCTTCTAGAATGAGATTAGCAGCAATGGAGGGTGATTTTAAAACATTTTATAATCAACTTCATAAGGAAGTTCCAGCAGTTGATGAAGTTGGAGAACCAATTATAGAAGTTGATCCTAATACTGGTGATCAATTGGTTGATGAGAATACAGGTGAACCATTACAAGCAATGGATTCAGTTCCTATTCTTTCAAGAAAAGCAGCTAAGGATTATTTTGTTACTGTTCGTCAATCAATGGGTGTTGAACAGGTTCAGGAATGTTGGAATATATGGGAGATTGCTCCTAAAGAAGATCCAGAAAATCTTCGTGAAGCATATATTAATAAGGAAATTTTTGATGTGGGTACTAGAGTTGAAGATGTGACTACTGGTTTAACTGGTAGAATTATTCGTAGAGGTACTAATCATTTGATTTGTGTTACTGAAGATAATATTATGTTTAAATCTTGGGTTAAGGATGTAACAGAAGCAATTATAAATGGTACAAATATGGGTGGTGTTCCTGCTAATCAAAGAGAGGTTGGAACAGATTCTCATTTCAGATATGTAAGATCAATGGTTCCTCCTATTGATTGGGGTAGAAGATTCATAAATAAATACAAGATAAGAAAAAGTTAAGTGAAGTTTTCCAATGAGTAAAAATATCTCTGAAGAATTACCAGCAAGAAAACATGCACCTGCTGCTGCTGCTCCTGTACAGGCAAAGCAAGGTGGTAAGGGGAAAAGTGAAAGTGGTTCTGTAGAAGAAGCATCTGCTAAGAGAATTAGACAAGCTGTTTACGATATTCGTTATCGTGCTCGGAGAGAAGATATAGATTTGAAAGCTGCTTACGCCCAATATATGTCTAATAGTAGTTTAAGTCAGGCTGAAAGAACTGCTGTTAGAGAAAAGTTATTTGGTAAAGAGGGTGGTGGTGTTAAAGAACAAGTTATTGCTGGTGCTGATGATTGGGCAATAGATAACTTATCTAAAGCACTCTATAAAGTTTTTAGTGAAAGTGGAGAGGGTACTGAGATTGAACTTGCTTATCTTAAGCAATTAGATGAAGAAGATAATCAAAAATATAAGATTAGAGTTACTGGTACTGATGGTGTATCATATGTTAGATATGGTGATCGTGCTAAGATTACTGAATTGCGTCAAAATCCAAAGATTAAATCTGTTGAAATGACTGAACATGGTACTCCTTATGAAGGTGAGAGAAAGAGAGGAGCACAAACTGCTAAAGCAAAAGGTGGTTTAGATCCTGTTGGTAAGGAAGATGCTGATGTTAATAATGATGGTAAGAAAGATAGTCAAGATGATTATCTATTGAAGAGACGTAAAACAATTACCACTGCTATAAAGAAAAAAGCAAAACAAAAAATACAGGATTCATACATCCATGAAACTAATAAGAAAATAGATAACTATAAAAAAGGTGAGAATGGAAAAACTGCTGTTACAGTTGCTCCACAAAATTCTGAACCTACACCAGAAGTTAAAGCAGCTTCTAATAGGGGAATTTATAGTCATCTTGAGTTAACTGGATCTGAATTATCAGAATCTCAGAAACGTTTTCTAGAATTTGTTGCTGAGAAGAAAGCAAAAGAGGAAGTTCAGGAAGCAACTGTTAATACTCCAGATTGTGAAAAGAAACCAAAAGAGAAAGAAAAGGATATGCGTGGAACTTATACTGCTATTAATTTAGTTAAGAATAAGCTTCGTTCTCAGGGATGTAAGAATCCTATAGTTATGCTTTCTGATGTTGGTGGTGATAAAAAAGTAAGTGAAGAGAGAACTGCTGGTTATCCTGGTGGACCTGCTAATATGGGTAAACCCAGTAAAAACCCAGGTGCGAATGTAAAAGGACCAGTAAAAACAGATCCAAAAGATAAGGTAAAAGGACCAGCAAAGAAAACATATAAACCAGTTCCTATGCCACAAGTGAAAGGTAAGGGATTGAAAGGTCCTGATGGTAAGGTATATAAACCAGTTCCTCTGCCATCTGTAAAGAAGAAAAGTAATGCAGTTCCTATGCCAAAGGTGAAAGATACTCCAGACAGTATGAAAGGAGATTATGAATCTGAGCAGAAGGCTAAGAATAAGAAAAAAGATACAAGATATAATCCATTCAAAGATGGTAGAACACCAACGAGTGCTTCTGAAACAACTGGCCCATAATGTGCTATAATGAGTGAAGTTATTATTACACCAGATTATGATGGTTTATATGATGACTGGTTTGACCCCCCTATGGAGATTAAAATGAGCTGCAAAAACAGTGAAGATATCGTGATTAACACG